ATTTTTTCAGTACCCATCATCGCCTGATTAATAGGGTCTTCTGCATTCTCTTTAGTTTCTGGCCCAGACATGCCATCGCCAAGAACATCTCCATCACCCATAGGTGTAGGCTCTATTGGCATTGCAGAGTTTCCATCAGGTCCTGGCATCATTCCAGTCATGTCCATGATGGCCTTTTGAATCTGAATCTTTACTAATTGAAGAGCACCGTCTGCCTGTGCGTCAGACATAAGTTCTTGACGAATTTCAGTCAACTTCTCTTCTGGGAACTCTTCGCCAAGTTGACGCAAAGCGCCTTCCTTAGATTCAAGACCCATACCCAATTTAGTTTGGATTTCGTTAAGAACAATTAGTTTGTCTAACGGAAGTGGCTGTTGGAAGTGTGCATAGTTTTGGTAGGAAATAGGGTCATTAGGGTCAAGTTGTGGGTATTGACCGTCTTTAATAGGCCCATCTACGTCTGGGTTATAAAGCATTGTTTCTGGTTCTTTAAAGAACAGTGTGCGAAGAGCCAGTTCGTTAATCTGCTCTAATCCTTTACCGTATTGAGAAGTCTTCTGCGACCAACGGTTCATTAATGGCTGATACTGAATTGAAAGTGCAACGCCAGATGTGTTGGAAATAGGTTGAACTTGACCCAGTGCGGTTTCTGGGATGTTCATGATTTCGTGCATAGAACGCTTCAAGAGTTCAAGGTATGAAAGCGCACCTTGAATTCCTGCAGCACCTCCCTCAAGGTTGAAGACTTGAGCATCTTTTGGAAGACCGCCCCAAACCTTCTTAGCACCTTTTTCAAGATTAGAGGCTTTTGCACCAACAATAACTGTCACAGGGGAAGCGTGATAGTTAATGATGTCTGCAATGTCGGTTGATATCTCATTGTAAGAGCGGTTTAGTGTGATGATGTCGTGTGCGTCTGCGAGACCCCACGGTGAACCTGAAACAGGAACATTAGGTATATGTACCACAGGAATAAGTCCTAGTGGATTTGGACGAGAATCAATCAATTCATCATTGATGTATTCTTCGATTGTGTCGTCAGTAAGAATTTCAGTGTAAGTAAATACTTGGCGAGTACCTTCTAGAGATGTGCCCCAGAAACGGTACTTCTGCTTAAAACGAAGTAGTCGTGAACGGTCATGAGGGTGAAACTCAGGAAAACAGAAAGAAGAGTTCATTGGAAGAATACGAACACGACCTGGGTGTGCTCCTCCTGCTGAATCTTGCCATCCTTCTTCGTAAGCAATCTTTACAAAGCAGTCGCCTGTAATTCCGCCTTGTTGACCCATTTCAAGAAGAACACGCATTTTGTCGTTGTCTACTTCCCAAATACGCTCTAGGCGGTCTGGAACAATTGCTTCTGTTGCTTTAGGAGAACGGAAGTGAACACCTTTACCAAATACAAAGCGTGCTAAAAAGTCGTTAAACGCACGGTAGTAATTAACTGTAAGTTGCATTTCGCCAGATTCACGGCGGTAGCCCCAATGGTGACCAAGGTACATTGCCCAGTTAAGTGAGTAACGATTAAGGCGTGGACCATGTACTTCAAACTCTTCGTCAGCAAGTTCAACCAAACCAAGTGGTGAAACCGAAATGGTTAAGTCTGATGATGCAGCCCTATACGACGGAGGACTGAAGTCCATGAATGACATTACTTCTTGCCTTTATCCTTCTTTGAAGACTTTTTATCTGTTTTATCTTTATCAGTCTTACTTCTTTTTTCTAATTTTTCTTTTTCGTGCTTCTTCTTTGCAATACCCATTTTACGGTCTTGCTCTGTAGTCTCAATGAAGCGACCACCATGTTGTACATAAGTCTTATGAACCCAGTTTGATGCACCTGGGTTTGGATAGTTGGAGTACTTTGCTTTTGCCTGTGCGACAATCATCGCCCACATTTTGGGGTTCGCTGGTTTACTCGCCATACTATCTCCTCTCTATAACCCGATATGCCCCCACACTAGTGTGGGGGCTATCAGATGTCTGTCTTAACTTAGTCGTTTACGACTGTTGCGGATGTGCGCTGTGTGCGTCCGCCTGAACGAACAACTGTCTCAATTGTCTGAGCAGCATAATCGTTGTGTGTTCCGTGTGCGAACTCACCCAAGAATGTTGGTGCTTCTACCCATGCAGCAGAACCCACGTGGGCACGCTCAGCAAGAGTTTCAGCAGCAGGCTTCTCGAATACGTTTGCGTTACGGTTAGGGCGTCCTGCAGCAGGAATGTAACCCTGCATCATGCCCTTTTGGAATTCGCTTGGAACGTCTGTGTCTGTTGCGATTCCTTCTTCAAAGCGAAGTGGACCACGACGTGTTGCGTTGTCTGCGCCCTTTACTTCGTAGTTATGGGGTGCACGCTCTGGAAATTGAGGTGCTGGTGAGATACTCATGTTTACTCCTTAAGGATAAATAGGAAGGCCATTCCAGGTAAAAGTTTCCTACCTTTTGGCCTATTTATGTTGCTGAACTAGAAAAAAGGATTTGAAGAAGCCACTACTTCTGGCATAACCAAAGACTCAGTTAAACAGCAAGCAATAGATAAAGAGTCTACAAAGTCGTCGTGGGCATAGGCTTCATCTGGGGCGGCTACAAGAAAGTTAGGACCTTTGTATTGGACTTCTGCATCCGTCATTTGCTGCACAAATCGCTTCCAAGTACGCAATCTCCGTGTTTTTGCATGGGCGGGCCAAGAAATCATTTCTCTTTGAATTAACGCCTGCAAATGTTTCCAACGCTTTGACTGTTCAGAGGGAGAAGATGTAAGGGCGGTTACTTCCGCTCTAGGAATAAGAAGTTTTAGACGTTGGGCTACTGCGTCACCAACACCGTTAGCATCCACCCCAATAGCAAGAACATCGTAGTTCTCAAGGAAGTTAACAATCTGAAAATACTGTTCTTCCCAATCGTCCCCTTGAATTTCTAGCCAGTTAAGAACACGGTGTTCAAAGTACCCAAACTCATCTGGCCTATCCCAGTCAACCCACACTACAGTTACAACAGTGCTGTCAGTTTTACGTGCAGGGTCAATACCAACTACCACAGGTGTCTTGTGCCAAGACTTTACCAACTCTGAAGATGTGTCACCTAATCTATCCATAACTGTGGACGTAACAAACATACCTCGTTCAAGAAGCCACTTACAGCAGTACGACATCTGAAACTCGTCTGAGTCTTCTCCAATACGGAGCATTTCTTTTCTAATAAATTTTTCGTAGTTAGCGTTGAACTTTGAGACTTCTTTCCAATCCCATTGGAAATGATTTTGACGTGAACCACGACCTGTTTGTCTACGTTTGTTTAATTGAATAGCACGGTAGAAGTTGTTCTTACTTGTTGTTGGAGTACCTGTCTTAACCATTGTTCCTGCGTAGTACGCAAGCATTGGAGAAATTGACTTAGATACTACGAAGTCATCTGCTTCTTGACACTCGTCAATTACAATCAAATGGAAAGACTTAGATTCAATTTTTGCACGAGGGTTTGCAGTCATCATCGTAATAGTTGAACCAGACTTCTTAAGTCTAATCTGTCGAGTCACACCGCCTACACGTGCTGCAGCATCGTCAATTTCTGGGTCTCCCATAATTTCTACTGCACGCTCTGACGTAAGTCGAGTAACAGCACGACTAAAAAGAGTTTCTACCTGAGACTCAGTAGGTGCAAACAACCCAACCCATAAACCATCTTTAAACTTTCCAAGCAAATCTGGATACAACTTTGCAAGACGTGGGAGCAAAACCATAAGTGTGGCTACTGTGTCAGCAACTGTCTCTGACTTTCCTGACTGACGTGATGCAAGCGCTGTGATTTCTTCGCCGTCGTTAATAATTACTGACTCAATAATGCGACGTGCTAAAGGCTTTTGGTATGCGTGAAGGTCATGTCCTACAAGGACTTTTAAGAAGTCTAAAATTTTATCAATTAGTTTTTCAACAAATTGTTGCGATAGTTCGTCTAACTCTTCAACAACTTCTTCAGGCGCTAAGTTCTCGTCGTTTAAATAGAACTCAGGATTAATTTCCTCAAACTTATCGTCATCATACGTATTCATTTTACTCCGTAAATAGCGAGACCCACTTGCGTGGGCCGTCGCCTGACCAAGAGAGAGGTAAAGCAAGCAAAGCGTAACACATTAGTTTCTTCGTCTCAACTCTTTAGCGATGGCATGGAATGCTTCTGCACCCATAACTACTTCATCAAGCATTTC